AGACTTGATATCCTTATCAACTTTATCTGTGTGCTTTGCAATCTTAGTTCCAGCTCTGAGTTTCATAAGTCTAACTCGTTCTTTCTCTGCTGGTATGGTATCTAAAATTCCATCCATTTGTAATTCGTCATACAATGATGTATTCTGCAAACCACTTACCTCTGTAGTTCCTAACACACCACCCTTTCCTATCTGACTACTGTCATCACTATATCCTCTGATTGATATGGCCGTCCACTGTCCTTGTTTATTAAATTTAGTTATAACAGGTGAAAACTCTAAATTACTTTTACACCAATCTACTGTTGGTTGTAACTGTTCATCTGTAAATTTTATATCTTCAAACAATCTCATAAGAAAGCCTCCAAAGTTCCTCTCTTGGTATGTCTAAACAAATCAAAGTTTTTGTTTTTAGAAAAATACCATATGTTTTCTATATATATTTTGTTCATAAATCTATCCATTGCAGCCTTATCAAACTTACCATTTTCATCTTTAAATACAGATGCACCTTGAGGTCTTTGCATAATTCTCATACCAACTTGACCCATAAAATTTGGTAACAACATATCTACAAGTTCATCACCAGAACGATATCTTTTACCTTTTACTTTTGGGTCTAAAATATTAATCATCATAATACCAGTATCACTTAATGAATCAAAAGTCTTTTGTGAAACTGGTAGATAAAAATCATCTCTCCATGCTTCATATTCATTAAATTTAAACCATGATTGTAGTTCTTCTTTTTCACCACCTTCATTATATCTTTCTGTAGAAAAGTATGGTGGACTTGTAAATGCACAATCTACATTTTTTATTTCTTCCCAAGGTAAGTCCTCTGCACCACAATTATATATTTGGGTTGTTTTCTTACCACCAGTAAGTTTATCCCAGAACTTTATCATCTTTTTATATCGTTCAAATGTATTAGGGTTAGGGTCACAACCAATATAGTGAGTTGCATTAGAAGCGTAGAACGCAGTCAATCTATCACCCCAACCCATAGAGGTATCTAATACAGTTTTTGCTTCAGACATTTCATATATTGTTTTCGCAACAACTGGTTTGAATTGAGTTGCAATATAAGTACCAAGTCTAAATGACATAGTATAAGTATCTGGTGTTAAATCTTGAGAGTCATTTACTCCTCTCCATATAGGGCCAAACGCACCCCATATATTATCACCATCATTCCATCTTTGTACTGGTGATTTAAAACCATAAGAACCACAAGACATTCTTAAATCATTCATAAATGCATCTGAACAATAATTAAATACAGATGGACAATCAATCAAACCTAAACCATATTTACTATATGGATATTTGTAGTCATCATACTTTTCCATAATATTATCTGGTGTACTAAGATATTTTGTGAAGTCTACTTTCTGTAATTTACGAAAGTTATCAACAACCTTTTCCATATTAAATTCTTTTAGTGGATAAGGTGGTTTTTCTTTTGTAATATATTCTGCAAGTGTTTTACGAAACTCTTCTTTACCATACTTTTCAGTAGTATTTAAAAATAGTTCTTTCTGCATAACTGGTAATCCATTATGGTCAGAACACTTTTTTAATAAATCATATAATTCTATATTCAACTGAAAAAATCCTCTAATGTTGTGTTACCACTAACTTTTAATTTTTGTTTTTTATACCATTCTTTTTTATACTGTTTCCTATCAAATGACTGATTTCGTTCTCTATCCCATTTCTTGTACTTAGAACTTCTATGATATTCTTTTTTATATTCTTTGTACTCAGGCTTCTGATAATATTCTTTCATATATTTTTTGTGTTCTGGGTCAGCTCTACGTCTTGCTTCATAGTCTGTAAGGTCAAAGCTCATGTGAAAAAGTCCTCAAGTGTAGTTTGTGTTCCAAATGACCTATCAATTTTCCAACCGATATTGTTAGTAATAAAAGATAGTGGTTCTATGAAACTTTTTTCATATTGCGTATCATAATCTATATACTTACCTATGTCAAGTTCAGTAGGAAACTGTCCCATAAATGAGATAACATTACAACCAAGTGGATTAGGTTGTCGTAATTCAACGAACTTTATTTTATCACCCTCTTGAATAAGTGGATACTTATGTGTCAACTTCTTTTGTTTAATCATATGATTATAAATCAAACTTCCTTTGATGTGCATAGGAGTGCCTTTGACATAGATAGAAGAAGATGAACCAAACTTTTTAATGCCATTGCAAGAACGAGGATATGCAATATCTATTGGTGTAAGAGTTTTAAAATCATTACGAAATGCGATAAGGAAGTCATTAAGTTGTTTTTCATCACCCCCCATTATAATGGTTAATGCTTCCTTAATCTTTGCACGACAAGGTGCAGGCGTAGAGGACTTAACAGCTTCTATACCCATAACCTTGAGTTGTGGTTCTTTGAAACGAACACCTTCAATATCCCATGCATTGAGGATATATCTTTTCTTTGCAGTCCAGATACCTTTATCTGCAATCACCTCTCTTTTCATGAACATCTTTTGGTCGTATGCAGACATCATATCAGCAAGAGTCTGATAACTTTTATCAATATAAGGTTCAATCTTCTCTGTAGCAATCGTATCCAAGAAGTTGACAATTTTTGATATACTTGTTCCTTTTTCAAACACTTTATCAACAAGTTTGTCAAAAGTAATGTATATCGAATCTGTATCTGATGCAATAACAAAATCTTCATCTTTTGTTCCTAACAATTTATTTAAGTATTCGTTCATTTTCTTTTCAATCCAACGAATAGATAATTGACCAGCAGTTGTAATACCCTCTGCAATCGCAAGGTCATAATATCTAAAATATTGATTACCAATTGCACCATAAGCAGAGTTGAGTGATATCTTTCTTGCCATTTGAATATTATTGTAACGACTAATATATTTTAAATACTTTGAGTCCTTTGTATCTTCGTATTGTTGTTTTGCTTCCAACATCTTCTTTTTATATACTGTACGGTCATTGTAGATTTCTTGCATCATCTCTGGTAAGAAACCTTTGATATCTTTACGATACAATGCACCATTTGGAGTAATTGTTGTATTGTCTGGTAAGTTGAAATCAATACCTTTCAATACATTTTCTACTTTTAAGTTCTTAATAAAATCACCAGATACGAGTGTTTCTGGAGAAAGATTATATTGCATAATTAAATGTGGATACAAACTATTCAAATCAAATGACATAACCCACTTGTGTAAACCAACTTGTGGTTCTTTAACATATGCACCCTCATACTTTTCAACTTTAGTATTGTGAGATTTTTGTGGTATGACAACATTCTTTTTCTTTAGATAATTGTGAATAAGTACATCCCAGTATTTTACTTGACCGAACACATCTTCATAGTTGACTTTCGCTTCGTAAGCCATAGTCAAACAAAGTTCCAACAACTTCATCTTATCTTCAAGACGGTCAACAAGTTCAACGTCAACAATGTTGTAATCAATAAATGATTGATAATCTTTTGTATACCAATCTTTGAAAGTGTCATAAGGATTTTCATTTTTCTTTTGACCCAACTCAACAAATGCAATATGATTAAGTGCATAACTTTCTTGATTTGTATATGTAAACTTACGATACAATTGTAAGTAATCTAAATTTGCAACACCAGTAATATCATAAACTTGTTGATTTCTTCCATGTTGATATACAGTCCTTGAACTAATCAACCCCCAAGGAGAAAACTCTTTTGCTCTATCTTCACCAAGGACTTTTGTAACACGATTGATAAGATAAGGAATATCAAAGAATTCAGTATTCCAACCAGTAACAATATCTGGATAGTGTTTAGTCCAGAAGTTCATAAACTTTGCAAGTAATTCATTTTCATTTGAACAGTTGATATATGTAACATCATCTCTATCAGTATGATAATCACCGATACCCCAAACAACAATCTTCTTTGTTGTTTGATTTTTGATAGTGATTGACAACATTTCTTCTATTGCAGCTTGTGGGTCTGGGAAACCATTTTCACATTGTGTTTCAATATCAATAGTTACTGTTAGGATTTTGTCGTTATCCCAATCTACTTGATTAGGATAAGAATCTGAAAGGTAAGTATATGCAAACCTATCTAAACCAAAGACAAGATGAGGTTGTTGTTTGTATTGTTCAATAAACCTTTTTGCATCTTTGATATTATCAAACTTATATGGTGTTGCATACTTACCATCAAGTGTTTTATATTCTGTTTTCTTTTGTACTGGAACATACAAAGTAGGTGAGTACTTAACCTTACGATTAACTCTTTCACCTTTTTTATATTCACGAACAAGTATTGTGTTTCCCCATTGGGAAACATTTGTATAAAACTGCATACTATGTTTATATCACTTTATGTTGTTGAAGTCAAGTCCAATTATTACGGTCTTTGAAATGGTCAAATATTCTTTGTGTTGTTGTGGGAACAACCTTTTCAATACCAACGAAGCCTGGGTTTGCATTTACCTCTAAAACAAATGGTTCTTCTGTTTCTCTATTTGAAGATGCAAACATATCAACTCCAGTTAATTTACCTTTTACTGCATTACTTGATTTTACTGCAATCTCTTTTTCTAAGTCAGTCAGTTCTATCGCTTCTGCTTCTGCACCTAAAGATACATTACTTCTAAAGTCAGTACCTTTAATTACTTTTCTTTTCATAGATGCAATTACCTCATTACCAAGAACAATCGCTCTTATGTCATAATCAATTGCTATATATTCTTGAAGAAGTAATGGTAATTGTTTATCAACTAATAATGCCATTTGAACAGTTGCATGAAGAGTTCTCATATTATCAATAAGTACAACACCAACTCCAGTTTGACTACCAACTGACATTTTTAGTATAACTGGAAACTTTGTGTCCAAATGATTAAATGCTCTTTCAGTATCTTCTGAATGTAAAATACGAACTGTCTTTGGAGTCTTGATGTTGTTTTGTTTTAAGTAAACATCTGTGATATGTTTACTTCCACATATATCATAACACTCAATACTATTTAAAAGATAGAAACCCTCAATCCCTAATCTTTTAATCATATCTTTCCAATGAATACGACCTTTAATTGCTAAATCTCTATAAAGAATAAGAGTATTTTCTTTAGATATTTTAAGAGGTTTACTATAATTTAAAACACCTTTTTTGACACTAGGTGGGACATACTTCATAGTGTCTTGGTCTATTTTTAAATAGTTTAAATAAGTATCATCACCATCATAAGAGATATAAGTTCCGAAGTAATCCATAAAAACTATATCTGGATTATTCTCTCTCATGACGTTAATCATTTCAACATGGTCATTGTTTGTAAAATCACGAGCAGGGTCACCAGTATGATAAAAACATACAGTTTGATATGGTTCTTCAGAAACTTGTTCGTAAAGAAAATCTCTTAATGGTTTGATATGATTCATTTTATTCCTTTAACAAAGATGATTTGTCTTTGGTAAAATACTTATTAATCATTTCTAATCTATCATCAGCAGCTGAAAGTTTATCTAATTCTGCAATCACAGCTTCTGTAATATCAGAGTGTTCTCCTATACCAGCAGGCATTGTCTGATACACTTTAATGTTTGCGAGGTGTACTGCAATCTCACCCTCTGCTTGTTTTTTTGCAGCTTCAATAATATAATCACCAGTTTTCATGTTAATCTTCCTTTTTCTTTCCTATGTTATATTTTGTTTCTAGTTTCCAATCATTCTTTTCTTTAAATGATATTACTT